TTGTTCTTACTCCTATATGCTCCTGCTTGCACGATCCATAACGTGCCTTGCTCTGCTAGCACATCCGGTTCAAGATTATCCCACGTTGAAAGATTGTACTTAAGTATATAGTCGTTGACCAGCGATGTGGCGTAATTCTGTGCCGTCGCATAACTCTTATCCTGTAAGATCTGTGCAACTGCTCTATAGTCCGTATTGCCTACTATCGCTCCAAATCTTTTGACTTTGCCGTCTGTGCTTCTCCCGGCTATATAATCGTTGTGATCAATAATGCTGTCGTGCCAGCTGTCGTAAGCTCTCCATAAGCAGTTTCTATCGACGCGGTACGTGCCGTCCGTGTTCTGCTCTGTAGCGTCCTTGCAGTACGTACGTCCAGTCCATCCGTTAAGCTTTATGCCAAATAAGGCATTGGCTTTAGTGGCAAGTTCTGACTTTCCCCATCCGCTCTCTTTGATAGCCTGTGCAAGTACGATCGATGGTAATACTCTGTGTGTGGTAAGCCAGTCTTTCTGTGCGATCGTGCCGATAAATTTGATAAAATCGTCGTGCGATAGATCGTGGTTTTCTGTAGCTGGCTGTATCTCAACGGTCTGGTGGTAAATCCCAGCATAAATAGCCTTTGCCATTCCCGCAGCGCCGCCTATCTCGTTATACTTCTGTACATTAGTAGTGTTATCGCAGAAGCAGCACTCAATGAGCATTGACTTGGCTTTAGTCTTATGTATCACGTAAAGCCCCGATCCGTCTTTAACACCTCTGTTATCAAATCCAAGCCTCGATATGTTAGCAGCTACGCTCACGGCATCGTCAAACTTCTGCCCTTTGTAGGTGTAGACTTCTGTGCCATGTCCGGTGTGGCTCGCCGTTGCATTAAAATGTATAGATATGAACCAGTCGAGATCCTGTCTGTTGCCAAGCGCTACAGCGGCAGCAAGATATTCTGCCTGCGTGTTTGCCTTGTCTATTGTACAATCAATGACTGTTGCTCCTGCCGAACGCAGAAGACTCATGAGAGCATGTCCCACAAGTCTTGTCTGTTCGGATTCTCTGACGATACCCACTGCTCCAGATCCAGCTCCTGATACAGTGTGACCGCAATTGATCCCGATTACCATTATTCATCTACCTCCGGAAGCCCGGCGAGTGAAGTGAGTAACGATGTGATGCCCGCAAGAGCGGCAGTACCTGCTACGCATCTCCAGTCAACCTGACTTATCATTGCTGCCGCCGGTATTAACGCTATAGCGGTCTGACACGTTGTCTTGATGGCTCTTATGCCTGCTGCCATCGCCCATCTTTTCCAGTCTCTTTTCTTTTCCATCTTATTATCCTCCTTAAAATAGTGCGGCTATATAGCCGATTGCAATTCCTGCAGCTGCTGTTATCACGATCCATAATATCCTTGACCATATGTGCATTGGCGCATTTTCAATAGCTTCTATCCTGTCTCCCTGGCATTTCTGTACTTTTGCCATATCGGATACGCTCCCTGCGAGATCATGTACACTCATGGCAAGCTGTTGTATCTTGTTGTTCTGGTTTTCGAGATCTGTCTCTCTGTGCTCGCATACTTTTATCCTCTGTTCATGCTCTGTAAGCTTGTTTGAAACTTCTTCATCTGTCATTACATTATGTCTCCCTCTTTTATATGTTTCCGCCTAGAGCGCGGATTGCTGCCTTGATAGATGTTACGTCTGTCGAAAATGCATCCGTATACTGTTTTGCAAGTGTGGCGCTTGCCGCCGCCTGTCCCGCTGACTGGCTCGCTGCTGTTGCGCTTCCTGCCGCTGCTGTTGCGCTTCCTGCCGCTGCTGTCTTACTTTCAGATGCGTCACTTGCTGACTCTTTAGCCGACTTTGCGCTTGCGGCTGCCGCTGTAGCACTTGTGGCTGCCAGCATTGCCGCCGTTTCATCCAATGAGTCTTCCAACACCGCTTCTGTATCGCTTATGTATGCTATAGGTTTTAGTGTTATCTCTACGGCAGAGCTGCCGTTGTAAGTATTTTTCTTTCCTTCCAATGTGATACTGATCGGATACGGATTAGGCAGTGCTTCCTGTTTCGTCATCGTCTCCATTGTTTCGAGCGATGATACACACCTGTTCATCAGATCTCTGAATCCGTTAAGATCTGTTTCGGATATATAGTCATCCTCGTTATAAAGTGCGTTCTCGCACACTACGTAAAATTCGAATGATGTGATCTGTCCTCCGGACGATGACATAAGTGTAATGGTCATTGTGGATTTGCCGGCAGTATCCGCTACTGCGGCTGGGATAGTATATTCAATCTGGTTCTGTTTTGTTCCGTCTTCGTCACATACGATCTTTGCGTCTCCGAATATAACGGATCCGTCTTCTTTGACACCTCGTATTGTAGCTGTAGTCACGTCTATCATGTCAAATGGTTTCTTATCTGCAAGCAGTGTAAATAAAAGTACACGGCTGTATGTATCGCCCTCTGAGATGTTGAGTGTTGTTGTTTTGTTTGGTCTGGCAAAATCAACGACCGCCGGATATTTGACTTCCATATGTTCGCTCCTTTCTAGTTATATGCTACAAAAAAGAGGGCGCCTTTTATAGGTCACCCTCCTTCGTATTATTTCTGCTCTGTCAGCCACTTATTCAGTATGTTGATCTCGTACTGGTAATAGTCACCGCCGTACTTCTTTGGTATCTTAAGTCCTGATCTTTCGTCGCAATATGCTTTCGTAGTTGCGATACGTGACATCTGTGTCTGAACATCCTTGCCTTGATTATAATCGTCAATGAAGCTCTTCCTGTACTGCGCCGTGAGTGCCGACTTCACGTCCTGGTAATCCATCCCAGTCTTTATCATCGCTTCAACTCCGGCTTTATAATCGCCTCCGGAATCAATGGTCTTGAATGTCTGCTTTGTCGCTGTGTCTCTCGCGTCCTCGGAAGCTTTTTTCTCGGCAGCTTCCTTTTCTTTCTGTTCCATCCCGGCTAAGACACTCTTGTACGTGTAACTCGGATCGATGGCTTTCAGTGCAGTATCGACGTTATTAAATGTTGTATCATCGATGCCGTTTTTCTCATCATATTCTATCGTTGATCCGTACTTGTTCACGATGTGCTTTGCAATATTGTCTTTCTCCTTGTTCGACATTGCTTCCGTCATAGCTTCCGTAATGTTCTCTCCGCTCTCAATTGCGTCATCCAGTTTTCCGTATGAGTAATTCTCGTCGCCCCAGCTCTTAACTTCGTCGCTCGCTGCCTGTTCCGTCATGCCTGTTGCGATAAGTCCTTTCTGCGCTTCTGATGCTATCTTCTCTGCGCTCTTTGGATCGTCCTCCAGTGCATCTCTGTAATCGCTCCGGTACTTATTCGCTATGCCTGACTGTACATCTGATATGACTCCGCCGTTCTCCATTGCTCTTTGAACTGCCTCTTCAGTGTCTTGGTCATGTTCAATACTGTCATATATCGACTCGTAAGGATTAGTATCCTTTGTCTTCTTTAGATCTGCCCCGAACTGGTTCGTGATCGATACTATATCCCTTGTAAGGTTATAGAGTGGTATCCCGGTAAACTGTGACAGTGGTCGTGCAAACGCCATATACCATCCATAGGTTGTCTTCTTATCTTTGTTATTGAAGAACTGTCGCGTAGTGTCAATCAGTCCGGTAACTGCGGCAGTGTCAAAGCGGGATGAATTATTGTATGTGTTGCCTTCGATCGCGTTCTCTATGGCTGTGCACACGTCTTTTACCCACGGTATCATGTTGAGTGGATTGAGATTGTCTACGATATTGCCCTTAAATGCTTTCCAGTATTCATCAGCCCACTTTTTATCGTCGTCATCGTTCCTGAACGCATCAATTATACTTGCAGCAAGAGTTGTGAGTATATTTGTGACTGCATATGTTGTAGCTGCCCTTGCCATATGTTTGTGCGTCCCTTCGCGTTTATCTTTAACATGGGCTCTCATAAGCATGTTGTAGGATTTCATTGGCTCCGCCATGAATGCTGATTGTATCTGAGAAAATTTATCGTTTTTCCTCATCCACTGCGTACGGTGAAGTATGGAATCCACTACCTGTGTCTTATCTATCACGTCGTCAAATCGATCTTTTATCTTCTCGTCGAGCTGTGCTTCAGTCAGTCCTTTATCTTTATACTTGTCTTTCTGCTCAAGTGTAACCGCGTTGTAGAGTGCTCCCCATGTCACATCGTCGGCAATCTCGGCTCCCTGCATGGATTTATTCTTGATCTCATCCATAATATTGCTCGTGCCGGTTACGATTTCTTTCATGCTGCGTCCTGTAGATGTTTCAAAATATCCCTGGCTCTTCCACCAGCATATCTCAGACTGCTCACGCATCTTCTTTCCCGCTGCTATAGTTTTGCCTGGTGTTGTAAGAGCGGCAGTGAGGTATTTAGAGTCTATCTCATCCATTGCCCTCATATAGGCTGTTGGCTGCTGGAATATAACCCTAAGATTGTTTCCTACTGCTGAGGCTTTGTAATTGGATATCAGCTTATTAAACTCATTCGCAACATTCGGAGCGTCATTGTTTCCGTTTAGGTCATTTATAAGGTTGATATAGTACTGGCTTCCGCCCTGCCCGTTTATCTGATTGAGTGCCTGCTTAGTAGATGTCCATTTCATCTGATCATCTTCGCTCGGTGATTCCAGATCTTCTACTTCATGATAATTGAACCATCTGTTTGCATCCTTTATCGCCGGAGCCATGCCATGATACGCTGCCATATCTGTCACGTGCTTCGTAAATACATCGAATATATCCTTTATAAGGATAGGATTCTTAGCGTGAGGATCTATGTTCTTTGTAAATCCGGATCTCTCAATGCCGTTCATCTTCTTATCATCGGCAATGTTGCTATTTAGTGTCTGCGTCATATCTCTGTCTACGGATATAGGAAAGTAATCCTTATCATCAAACTTCTGATAGCCGTACATCTTCATTGCCGCTTCGTTTCCCTGTTTCGAACATTCCGTAGCCATATAGTACTGCATGTTATCTGCAAGTGTCTTCTGTTGCTCCGTAAGGATCCCTGTCACGTGTGCTATATCAAGTGCTGATAAGTGGAGCGATCTGCTCTGTGTGAGTTCTCTTCCTCCGACATATACAGTGTCTATCTTTATGCCTCCCGGCATATGGAGTGTTGCCTGTTTGCGCTTTGAGAGCTCATACAGCGTCATGATCTGAGATATATTCATACGTATTGTTCCGTCTGTTACGTTGAATTCGTGTACTTCTGATCTCTTGCCTGTCCATTTCCTCATATCGGCTTTAGACACATCTTTAAGGATCTCCTGCATGTACCCTTGTGATGCTCTTATATCTGCTATCTTTGTGTTAAATCCTTTTCTGAGGGAATTATATACATCGCTTGCATTATTATCCTCAAAATACGTTTCCGGAGTTGCCATATCGAGGTTAAGCAGTCTGTTGGCTCCGTTGTAAAACTGACCGTGTGCTTTGTCTTCATATCCATCTGCGAGTTTGAGCGTCTTTTGCGCCATCTCTGCGATCGTGGCATCTTGAGTAAGCGCCTTATTCCCGATCTTTACGGCTTGGATGATGTTTTTCATCGCGTTGTTTATAATCTTCAGATCTCCTGAACTCAGTTCGTTGATGCCGGCAACGTTATTATTTCTCTTGAGCATGTCACTAAATTCTTCTGCCATAGCCGGATCTATGTTCTGCATGAAGTCTATCATGTCGCTGCTTCTGAACTGATCTTCTTTCTGTACTGAATCAAATACTTCCGTAATGGATCTCATCTTTTCAGCCCACTTCTGCTGGCTTTTAGAACCCATCCCGTTGCCAATGGCAGTATTGAACTTATCTATTACCTCTTCTTCTGAATCTCCATACAGTGTCTGATAGTTCATGCTCCTGCTGCCGTCCGAATTTATCACAGAGTGGTCAAATATCCTTACAAACCATTCTCCCTTACTGTTCTGTTTTACTTCCGGCTTTACAAAATCCATAGCATAGAGCATCTGCGATATGGGTTCTACCATATCCGGCGGTACGTGGTGCTCTTCCGTAGGTTCCGATATCCACTTAAGGAGCGATGAAGCCTGTTTCCTTATCATATCCTTCTCGTGGTTCGCTGTAGCTGTCTCATGTACGTTCTTGGCACTCTCTTTGTTCCGCGCTATGATGTCTGCTATCCGCTTAGATGATTCTATATCAACGTTCTGCTTATACGTTTTATATGTCTTCCAGAGCTTGTCCTTTGCTGCCTTATATCTGGCATCATATCTCTCCCGGACTTTCTCGCGGTACATAGTAAGATTGTCCTTGAACTTCTGCGCGGCTTTCTGCGCCTTTGCGTCTGTTTGTGAATTGAGATAGTCCTCTACGATCCTCATTCCTAGATCTTTCTTTACGTCGCTGTTGTCTCCGCCAAAGTTGTTTACTACTGTAGGACGCATAGCGTTTAGTGCGTCATACAATGCTTCCGGCTGATCTCCTTCGCTTGTGTCTGCGTCAAGCACTCCTCCGGCTGCTTCGGTTATGTCTCCCCATCTGGTCTCCATATCCATATCAGCTTTAAGAGATATGTTAAGTGGCATCATAGCACGTCTATATTCTCCTACGGAGCCAAATGTGCTCTTTACCTCTTCGATCTGTGTACTGGAGAGACCGATACTTGTGCCTTTGAACTTGTTGATAAAATCGTCATATTCCTGCTTGCCCACAAGGTTTGTTGACTGATCTATAACCGGTGATGCTATCTCATTCATGATCCGCATCATGTCTTTATAATTTACATGATCCTCGCTCTGCATAATGGCAAATGCTTTTCTGATATCTCCTGTCAGTTCTTCCAGCTTGATCGTACTGCCATAGTCTGATTTTATATTTGACGCTATCCGGCGCACCATCTTGACATCAACATCTTTATGTTTCAATGCTTCCATGCCCTCTTCAAGGATAGATGCACTGCTGTTTATGCTGCTGTTGTCTTCCATGTACGTATCGAGTTCATCATCAATGCTGATGGAGAACTTAAGGTTGTCCTGATTGGACAGTATCTTCGTTCTCTCTTCCTCATCTCCGGATTTATACATTGTGTATGGTATCCCATTGTCGGAAAGCAGCTTAGCTGTCTCTTTCGTGATAGAGTCTGGAACAACAGCCATCTGTATCTCATTCATGCCTACGGCTCTCTGTGGTTTCGCTTCAAAGTACCCTGTTGGCATCTCAGATATATCGTGCATCAGATCTATGATCTTTTTAGCTGTATCTGCTTTTGTGAGTGGCATGTATCTTCTCAGATACTTGTCAATGCCTGCTGCCGTGTTGTTCTCTCTCACGGCATCTACGATATTGCGTGCCGCAGTGTCTCCACCGCCTATCTCATCTCTTTCAGATGGATCCGTGATCTCAAGGCAGATGTCTCTGAATCTGCTGCTCATTTCAATTATGTTCTTGTCGTGTTCTTCCTGTGTCTCTTTATTCAGCAGATACTCGTTATTATGTATATCATATATGCTGTTAAATTCCTTGTTGCTTATTGCCTTAAACTCACTTGCCGGGAGAAACGCAGCATCGCCTCTATCGTCTCTTGAATTCATGGCATTAACGAGGTTTTCAAGTGTCACGTCTGTATGAAGGCTGTTCCAGTTTCTTCTATTTCCGTTCCTATCAAGATATTCAGAGTCATTTCGTATGCCCTGCTTTTCTATGACTTTCCCGAACGTCTTGTCAAACCACGAACCATATCCAGACTGGTCTTTTGAAATGGCATTCTTTACGTTGTCCTTGAGTGCGTTATCGTCCGGCACATACTCAATGCCTTTTTCGTCATAGCGTACTATGTCCTGTGATATCTTGTATAAATCGCGTGAAGTAAGATCATCCACATTTGCCATCTTATCTACAAATGCCGGGTGTGGTTTGCTCAGTTTGTCCTTGTATCTTTCATGTGACACTAGATTCGCAGTTGAAAGTACTTTGTCCTTATACTCTGAAGTGTCTTCAAGTGTATTGTTGTCATAGTTCTCAATATAGTGCTGTGCTTCGTTCTTGGATATTTCATCGGAGAATGTCTTTAATTCTGCATAGTTATGAGTATATTTTGACTCTTGTCCTCTCTCTGTCTTGCCTTCGTCGATCTTTTCGCCTTTGCTGGCAAGGTAAGCGTACTGGACTGCCAGATCATCAAAGTATGCCTTGCGTACGTCGCTGTTCTCTGTAGCGTCAGACATGTTATCTGCATTAAATTTGACATCATTATAATCCAGGGCGCTATAAAGTCTGTGCGGTATGAGATTTGATATAGTATCACGTAGTTTCTTACTCTCTTTTTCAGATATCTTATTATCGATATGTGGAAATGTTGGAGTATATCCGTCTCCGCCATATACCTTGTTCTTCTTATTCTCCGGATCTATGGTATCTTTGTTGAAGAGCAGTGATATGTCTCCGTAATCAGAATGCTCCATGCCTGCCTTAATGATGGCAAGCGACGGTGATGGCATTCCGCCCAGCTTAAAATCCGCTGCAAGCGCTGATTCGGACATGTTGTGAACTGCTATGAGGTCTTTTGTCTGCTCTACCGGTGCTTTGCCTGTCAGTTTATCTGACATAGGCAGCGTATCTTCCGCGACCTTAAGAGAGAACAAGAGTCCACTAATATCGCTTGCCGGACGCATATAATTAAGTTTCTTCGCAACGTCTTGTGAAACGTCGCCTGGAAAATACGTTTTGACAAGATTGAACAGTTGTGATATTTTGTAAGTAGAAGGAGGCGTAATTCCTGAGGAGCTTTGGTTCCATAGGGGAGCGGGATTGACCGCAGCACCTCCTTTTACTTTTATGGCATATATAGCATCTTCAAACCCATCAATGTAATATCCAGTGGAGTTATGATTCACAACAACACGTGCGAGCCTATCACTGATATTGAATGCGTCTCTGTTGTCTCTAAATACTCCGAACATAACATAAGCTTTTTCGGCGCCATCCCTCATTCCGCTTGCTTCATTTAGTATCACTGCATTTTCAAAATACAGTGGCAAATATATTTTTGCATCGATTTTATCTGGTGTAATAGTATTTAGTCCATGTTTAATCGCCTTGCTACCCACAAGTACGTTAGTATTAAGTTCTTTGTTGTACAAAGCATTGCTTCCGAGATTATTCCCTTGTGCATCATTATATAAAGCTATATTTTCTCTCGATACAGTTTTTATATCTGACGTGTTTGTCTTGTCGGTGTATTCCAGATCATTTAATTTGAAATCTGTTGGAGAATAAATCTGAATATCGCTCTTTTTTACCATGTTATTGTACAGATAGTTGATTCCATTTGTCTGTAATGAAAACGCCTTTTCTCCGTTCAGTTCTGTTCCTTCCGCAGTATTCTGATAATTCTTTATGGCATTGTCAAACATCTTGTTCATGCTCTCTGACATGTCTTCAAGCTGCTTATATCCCTTCTGATACATCTCTTTCTGCATTGTATTAAGCTTCGTATGCTCAAAAAGGTTCTTGATCGAGCGTGCGATACTCTTGAATATGTTCGCTATGTGATCTTTGATGGTCATCACTTCTTTTTCGGTACAATGTTCAGACAGGTACTTTGATGTGGCTTCGCGTCCTTTATCTGTCATTGCTGCAACCGCTATAAGATCATTAGCCATCTCGTCACGCATAGCAGCTGTGCTACTGTTCTGCCCGGCTTTTGCCCAAGACTTCTTGTATGCGTCTGTTATACGTTTTGTCTCTTCGGGACCCAGTGTGCTATAGATAGTGTCCATTGCAGCATCTACAAATTTGTTATATTCCGCCGAATTGTAGAACTTGGATATCTCGCCTATCGCCTCATGGAATACCTGTCCTGTCGCACTTGCTGAGAGTGTGATTGTCGAATTCTTCACGTCTGTATAAGCGTTTGCGCTATTCCCAAGATCGTCTACAAGTACCACATTAAAGCCTGACGCATTGGCGATAGACTCAAGTGCACGCGTGTCAATATTATTGCTCTTGTCAGTACGTGCGTCTTGGAATACACCAGTGCCTTTCTTTACATTGAATTTATTATTTACGTCCTGAATGATCTTCTGCTTCTGTTCTGTGTTTAACTGATTTCTTCCTTCCTCATACATGGCATGTGCTACATCTGATCCCATTACACTCTCAATATACTTATTGCCGGATTCGTTAAGTACAGTATCGTATTTAGCTCCTTCCAGCCCGCCGTTAAAGAACCTGCCCCATGCGATGTCAAACTTGTTGATGTTGGTTCCGTCTTTTATGAGGTTAAGGTACGCGTTCCTCGACGCTGCGCTCGGCTGTTCTTTTGCGTTAAGGTATGCCTTTTCAAGTGCGCTGTTATTAAGTTGTATATCGTTCAGATCGACGCTGTGTCCATCTTGCGACAATATACGCCCATCATCGGTAAATGTTCCGGAGAGGACTGTTTTTCTGCCGTCGTAAGTAGACACCGAAAGATTCTTGATGCTGTCTTTCGTGTCTATAGTAGTTGCGTTATGTGATATCTTATTCGCTATCTGTCCGGAGTTATATGCTTCCTGTGCTTTTGGTGATATATACTGTGTCGAACTGTCGCCCTTAAGTCCGTTCAGATATGCATCCTGCGCAGATACCTTATATGCCGCGATCTGTGCCGCTGTTGCTCCGTGGCTCTGTGCCTGTCCTTCGTACAAGCTCATGATATCGTCGGCTCTGTTCCTGATATCTGCGCTCATAGCATTTTTCATCTTGTTATATGTATTCCCCAGTGCCTCGGCATCACCTTTTACTGCTGCCTGTTCAAGTTCCGTACGTGCTTCATCTTCTGTTATTGATGTGGCTGGCACTCTGTACTGTATCGGTACTGATGATGTAGCATTTGCATAGTCGTTGGCTTTACCTTTATTTGCTCTCTTTGCTTCATCTTCCGCTGTCCATATAGACTCTTCTATATAGTTTTTGTCTGACATGGAGAGCTTTTGACCGGAAGCTTCTTTCTGCGCAAGTTCCTGTACCTTTGCCTTGCGTGTCTTGCCCTCTTCAGTGCTATCGTCAATAGTATCCGCTATATACTGCGTTGGGTTGTTTTTATAGGTTTCTGCCTGCTGACGTGCGTTTACGGCATAGTCTGAATCGCCCTGAATGTTCTCCGGAACACTGCTGAAATCTTCCTTGATCGCACTGTCTCTTATGGTGTTGACCTTTGAATTATCTATACCGGCTTTTATACCGGCAGCGCCAATAAGACCTCCGGATACAGCCCCAGCAAATGTGTCCATGAGTGTGTTCTGTAAGAAAGTCTTCCCTGCTGCTTTCTTAGCAGCCTCTTCATCCATGCCCTGCGCCATATTGTCTTCTGTGTCTATCTGGTACTGAGTCTGACCTTTTGTATCGTTTATGGCATAATCTGATATCTGATTGAGTACATCTCCAATTCCTTCTTCAGATCCCTCTATCCCGGCATGCGCAAGCCAGTTGACAAACATATTCCTTCCGGCTTTACTATTGCTCGCAAGTCCCCATAGGTTATCCAGAGATATTTCTTCAGTGATCGCTTCTGCTGCTCCTGCTGCTATTGCCGTCTTTTGTGCGTCGCTGTCAGAAACGCCCCTGCGCCTTGCATCTGTGTACATCTGATTATATGAGTCGGCAGAGAACGGAAGAAGTGATGTCGCTTCTCCTATCGCCTTTGCCGTACCCGTACCACCTGAAAATGCTCCGCCAAGTGCTGAAAGTTCTGCTGATTCAGCCGCACTGACGCCTATGTTATATGCTGTCTGCCCTATCTTATGCTTATTTGTTATAGCGTTGTTGACTACCTGTGACGTTGCTTCCTGCGATGTATTCTCGCCAAGATTTGTCGGATCGTATATGTCACGTCCAAACCCTTCGGGCTTCTCATTCACGTTTGAGAGAAGCCCGGTAATACCCCGTGACGGTGCCTGAATAAGATCGTGTGCTGTGTTATAAGTGGACTGTAGTATCTTCTTCCCGGTCGATTCTTGGGGATCGATGTAGAATTTTTTCTCCTGTTCGTCTGTGCCTTTCTTATTTGCCAGGCGGTCTGCCATGAGCGAATAGTTCTTTATCTTGTCATCATCCCAGCCATACTTGTCTTTAAGAGTGCTCTGTGCTGTGTCTATCTGGTTCTGTCCGCTCTCTTTGCTCTGCGTATCGCTTGGTGTGAGGTTGCGTATGCCTCCCGGTGCCATTACTTTAGCGTTATAATCAAAGTTCTTTTTAGATCCTGCTGTAATGTCGTTCATGAGCTTACGTTCGCCGTCAGAAAGGCTGTCTATGGATGCCTGTGAATACTTGAGCTCTTCATCCGGAGTAAGGACTGTGTTTTTCTTTTCCTTGTCGTAATTGTATTGTCCTACTGTCTTTGCGTCAGATATATATTTATTAAGTGTGTCATTGTCCCATCCTTTATCTTTTGCCATCATACTGCGCGCTACGTCGTCTGACGCATGGAACATTTCGCTTGCCTTGCTGTGATACTTTTGCCCATACCTGTTTAGTTGATCCTGAGTATCTGAATCCAGACTATTAAGATCATTCTGCGATGCTCTGACATTATCGGGAATGGTCTTGTAATCCATAATGTCTTTATCTCTGTTTGTTACTCCATATGCCATTGTCCTTGCCGTAGTAGATGACATATCAGCTGTAGGAACATTGACTGTTTTATCAGCCTGTTCCTGCTGGAACTTTGCCCATGCCGGTGTTGCGTTCGCGTCAACCTTTGCGGTTGTTTCTGTCAAATACTGTGCATATTGTTCGCGTGCTCTGCGTTTACGTTCATCTTCGTCATTAGAAAGAGATCCCGCGGTGTCTGCCGCGGAACCTCTATTATTTGTCTGTGCCTGCTGAAACTTCTGCCATGATGTCAAGCTCATATTCTGACTCCTTCTTTGGTTTATTTATTCCCAGGGATCGGTTATTCCTTTACGTTTCTTGTATTCAGTAAGCCAGTCCATGTATTTTCTTTGATCTTCTGTAGATGTTTCTTTGGTATCTGTTGTCGTATCCTGTTGCGCATTATCTTGAACATTGTTGGTGAGTGATGTTGACTTGCCCAAATCTTCTTTCTGGTTCAAAGCCTGTAGCTGAAGATACTCGATCTCATCATTTTGCAGCTTTATACTCTGCCCGCCATATGTAAATCCATTTTGCATATCTTTATATATCTGCTGACGTTCTGCTGGTGTCTTTGCTGCCTTTATCTGATCTTCCAACTGACTTGCTATTCCGGTTGACTCGAGCTGTTTAAGGGCGCCGCTATTTGGAACTTCTCTGTAGTATTTCTCCGGATCAATATATTTATCCGGAGTTGATGATTTTGCCACCTGATCTGATGCAATTGATGTCTTTGCGGCTTGATAAGCTTTATATCCGCTTGATGTCTTGCTTCCCGAACTTCCACTCCCCGACGATGAACTTCCTCCGGAATACCCAGTATTTGCTCCACTCCATGATTCAGAATTCTGTCCGGTGATGCTGTTGCTGTTTGTCTGGCTGTTACTGTTAGTATTCTGCCATCCGCTCGTGTTGCTGGTTGCGTCTGTCGTGCTGTGACTATTGGTGTCTTCCCAAGTTCTCGTATCGGTGTTTTGGAAGTTAGATCTTTCCGCGTTCTTCTCATTCCAGTACTCATTGTTCCAGTAATCTCTGTTATTGGTGAACTGTGAATAATCAAAGTTGCGTTCATCGGTATATGCTGACTGATTGTAAGATCTGTCTGCCTGATAGTCGCTTACATTGTCTCTGTACTGACCATACTCGCGATTATATGCAGTGTTTGTAAGATTATATTTGTTGTTAAGATCTGTCCCTTCGTCCTGGTACTGCTGGTATGCTTCGTCTCGCAGTGTTGGGATGATGTCATTTGCTTTCTGTAGATAGTTCTGATACGTCTGCTGTCCAGCTGATTGAGAATATGACGATCCGTATCCGCCGGTATTGGCATTAGCCTGCCCCATTGTATCCTGCATTGCCTTTTGACCCTGCGCAGTGTAGTTATCCTTATACATCTTGTACATGTTGTCCGCATTAAAATCATAGTTAAACTTATCGCGGTTCATGATCTGATTGAATATGGTATCGAGTTGGTTTTCGAATTTGCTCTGAAACGTCGGCTTATTATCCAGTGTTTCCTGTAATCTGTTATAAGCGTCAGTTACTTTCTGTCCCTCTGCGTAGTCCTGGTTATATTTGTCTCGCTGTGCTTGAGTAGTATCTTCCACTTTCCCGCTAGCCCAGCTTTTCCCATATGATTCACTGTGGGATCCGCCCTCTGAATGAGATGATGTATTTGTCTCAGAATGGCTGTTTGTTGTGCTGCCGTAGTCTGATGTGCTATTTGATGCTGTATTCTGCTGGCTCTGTGTCTGCTGCTGAGATTTAGAACCGCTCTTTGTCGATGTAGCCGCCATAATTTGCCTCGCTTTCTATTGATAATCGCTGTATAAATCGTACTTTATACGAGGGCAATAAAATAGGGCACCTATATAAGAAAGAGACGCCCTATTCGGACGTCTCTATTTCTTTTAACTTACGCTCATATTCAGTTATGTCCATGTACTGTGATAGTAGACCGGTTAAATCTACGGTCAACTCAGATAGTGCTTGTATTGCATTTTCTTGCTTGCTGATCAGTTCAAGAGCGTGTGACAGTTCCGTCTGCGTTGACAACGAATCCATCCTCCTTGAGTATTGCGTCTACTCCGTCTTTGAGTCTCCTTGGAACGTCTGAGTATGGAAAATCCGGATCTCCTTCTTCTATACGTTTTGCAAACTTCCTACATATGATCTTCATGTTTTATCCTCCTTATTTGTAAATCTCTTCTGCGAGTGCAAGCAATGCGTCTTCGTTCTCTTTTGCTTTCTTTGTGAGTTTGATATTGGTATCCGGGTAAGCATCTGCGTTTTCAACGAACTCGCCGTCTGTGTATTTATACTTGAGCGCTTCAACTCCTTCAGGCACTTCATTGACTGCTACTGCGCTTGCTACATCGTAAAACGATGGTATAAACTGTTCTCCCAATTTGGGAAGTACTGTCTCATTATCAGATGCTATATATCCCTGTGCGTCGTCAAATGAGCAGAGCGTTACAATACCATTGCGGTTTTTTCTTACCGGCTTAATCTTTTTACAGATATCCACTACTACGTTTTCCTTGTTAAGTAAAATGTACTTCATCCTTAAACCTCCTTATGATTAGTTGATTGTATAGTATATCCATGTTCTCGCGAACATAATACGCATTCTTGTGTTTAAGAGAGCCCGTAATCGATGCATAGAATGTGACTATATCGGGATATGATAGCTCTCCATTATATAATTTTGAGGATATTTTCTTTAGTTTCTTTCTGTTCCTGCTTATGCTCTTCTTGCCTGGCTTGTCAATTACCTTCCCTGTACAAGTTAGATACATGCGATCCTGTAGCCATTTGAAGCCATGACTTAGTTTTACTATCTGTGTCTTGTTGTCATTTAGTTCTAATTTGATCTGTGCATATTCACGCTGTATACGCAAAAGATATCGTTGTGCTTCTTCTTTGGTGCTACAGAGGATATAAAAATCGTCGTTATATCTTCCGTACCATTTGCAACGTAATTCATCTTTGATGATATGGTCTACATGATTAAGGAATGAAACTGCCAATATCTGGCACACTTCAGATCCTAATCCGAGCCCATGGTCAAACGCATTTATGAACTTCATTGTGAGTTCTATAAGTTTTTGATTGGATATCCATTTGTGTAAATTTTCGCATACTGTTTTATGATCTATGCTGTCAAAGTATGCGTGGCTGTCGCCAAGAAGCACATAACCGTTATTGCCATATCTGCGATAAAATTCATGAAGATCCTCTCTCAATTCTCTACGTGAAAAATCAGTTCCTTTATCTTTCTGACTTGCTGCGTTGTCTCGGATCAGGCTCTTCGATATTACCGGGGTTATGCCATTTATGCAGAGACTTTTCTGTACTACGCGTTCGGATATGTGTACGCTCTTGATGTGCCGTTTCTTCCCGCGCTCATATAGATAAAACTCTACGAATCCTTTGCTGATATTTTTCCCGGCATATAATTTGTCAGATAGATCAATGCTGTTTTCGATTACATTTATTCCGTAGTTTTGAACAGATGCCTTCCAATTCACTCCTTTCCGCGCCACATAAAATGCTTTGCGCAGTGCATTAAAATTGCATACATTATCAAAGTTATATCCGGTATTGCGCATAGTCTTACGTTTTTCGCGTTCAACCTTGCGCCTTTGATACCGTTTTTCGTGTCTTTCCGCAGAATTCACTTCCTGTATAGCCTCCATCTATGAAACAGGTTGCCCTGCCATGCAAGAAGCGTTCAGATATCGGCATGGAAGCGGCATATTTACGCATTATGCGAAGCTTATAAGTTCCTTCCATCATTCTACTATTGTTTTCGGCAAAATCTGCTTACTAGGTCTGTATTAAAATCTGAATGGAATCAGCGCACAACGCCATTGGAGTTGCTAGCGTTGTTGTTGTTGGGCGCGCCCGCTGCGGTCACATTGCAAAAGTTAGTGGAGTTGGTCACGTACGGAGACCCCAACCACCAAGGACAAGCGGCGCGGTTTTCAACTTATAACCCTTTATATCTTTCCCTGTCTGTAATCATCCACTTGTGTATAAGTTTCTTTTCAAGTACCGCCATTCTCGCCCACTTTTCAAGGCTATTCTGCTGTACCGGAAGAATCTCTGTTACTATGCGCATGAGTTCCAAATAGTTATTTATTTCTACGTAAGCACGTCTCTGATATTTGTATCTTGCTATGTAGTCTTCCTGTGTTTTAGGAATAATGCTGTTTGCATACTTTAAGCATTGATTTATTGTTCTTGCGGAATCTATAAGTGGTTCCCCTAATATGAATCTATATCTTTTGGGAATCATGTTCTCTCGTACGCTGATCTTGATAGTTTCTATTTCAAGTTCGTGTGCTGTATTGAGAAATTCCATTCTGCTTTCTGCTCTATCGTGTGCATATACTGACATTATTTTCCCTTCGTTACCTGCTGCGCCTTGCGGCGCAGTGATAAGTACTGATATTGTTTACAGTTGTATTTATGCTTTATCCGCTGCGATCATGAAGCAGCGCACAACGCCAGCGGAGGCGCTAGCGCCGTAGTTGTAGGGCGCGCCCGCCGCGGTCACAGCGCAAAAGCCAGTGGAGCCGGTCACGTACGGAGACCCCAACCACCAAGGACAAGCGGCGCCTGAATCTCCCAGCTTCATAACACGGTTAGCCGCAGTCGCAAAATAAGAAAACTGCTCCGCGCCGCCCGCTGTAACTTCTGTGCCTGCTGCATATGTTGTACCGCCAAATACATTGTACTCAAGTGGTATCCATATCTTATGTTTCTCGTTCTGCAGGTTTGTGCTCTGACTTCCTACTGATGCCTGGAATGTGATCTCAGATATTGCGGCTTTCATGTCGTCCGGACACCCGTCATAATATTCACCATCAAGCTTTGCAGCTACGAGAGTTCCGCCATATCCTCCGCTGTTTACATCTGTAGTGCGCATCTGCATGCCGTTGTCGAGACACGATGTTGCCATCATTACGACATTACTGCCATAGATTGATTTGCGGTAGTTCTTATGTATCACCATAAATTCCGATGTTGTCCCGCTGATAGTTGCTGAGATCTTGTCTCCGACTTCGGTCATCGTGTCAACTTTATCTGCGTTGGTAATCGCTTTCATTCCTTTCCAAGATGTATGGTCAAGTCCAACGTCAATTTCTTTATATTCTCCAAAGTTGAATATTATGTCTGTCTCATATTCTGTGGTATTGCCATTCTTAAGTGCGACATGGTACTTGCCTTTCTGCGGTATCTGTGTAAATACGCACAGTCCGTCGGTCATCGTACCTGACCAAGAATTTGCTCCCTGAGTAACAAGTACAGTTTTGCCATTATCAAGGCTTGATGTTGATTTACATACCAATTTTCCAAATCCGAAATAAGTAAATGCCTCTTCTGATTCCATCAGTTTTCCTCCTCGTATGTTGTTGTTGTGTCTATTGAATTATCTGCGTTAAACTTTGTTACCTTTTTTGATACGAACTTGCCTGCTGCCGTCTTGGTGGTCGCTGTAATCGAGCTATTTGCAGAAACCACTGTTGTCACTACGTCTCCGGATGCAAGTGTTTTTTTGATACTGCCGTCTGCAAGGAACTCTGTCTTTGAGTTACCGCTGGTCATATCATTTATCACTGTCTCTACTGATGTAGTGCCTGTGCCCATATATGTTGCTGACGCTTTGGTGACGGGATATATCTTGTTGCTTTCGCTGTCCGTTAATTCTTTTACATAAGCACTCATGTTGCCTCCTTGACGGTCACTGTACGCGTTATACTCGAATCTGCGTTAAATGTTGTTATAAGAGTTGTTACTGTGCCGGCAGAATTAGTGATCTTAGTCGTTATGCTGCTGTCGGCGTTAAATGTTGTCACTTTGCTCTTACCATTGCCAAGTGTTGAGGTGATTGATCCGTCTGATGGAAACGTGGTCGTGCACGCTGAGACATTATCCTGCGCCGTATCGATATTATCCAGTTTCTTTTTATCTGCTGCTGACATGAGTCCATGAAGTGTCTGTGTAGAATCTGCGTATGTCGTATCATGCGGTATGCTCCAGTGTGCTGATCCGTCAAGGTACTTCTCGTTGTCGCCGATCGCCGGTGCCGGCACATCTCCTTGACTGCCTGCTGCCTCCGCGGTTGCTCCGGTCATTGCAGCTGGACTGTCCAATTTGGATTTATACGCATCGCTAAAGTCATTTGCTGATAGGGATTTACCGTCAATCTTAGTTACCTTGGTGTTCTCCAGTGCGTTTTCCTTAAGCGTTGCTCTTGTAGTCTCGGCTTTAAGACCGTCGTCATTTGCTTTATCAAGCGATGTTACCTTCTGTGACAGGAGTGTATTAAGGTCTCGTGCTTTCTGGTCTACAAATTCATATGTCTGCCCGGCATAGTCTATCTTATCAATCTGAGGCATTGTCTCTCCTTTCCTGCTTATTGATCTCGTGGATCAAATAATTGAGTTTGTCTGTGCTCTCTGATATCCACTTGTCAATCAAAGCTATATTTTCTTCCGGAGTTTTCCTGTTTAATACCGGTTTTTCGAATGTGACATCCATCTTAACCTCCGTATTCCGTGGACAATGACATCGAATATATACGGCAGTCTCCGTGACCGCTAAATCTTATCTTGAAATGGTCACATCTGGCTGGATATATATCAATTGTCTTTGATATTATGTCGTTTGCTCCGCGTAAAGTGCTTGCATTTACATACTTCTGATCATCGTGTGATATTTCTACGACTATTTCACTGCGTACCGGGATATAGGCACGTATTGAAATACGATTTACGTACTTGGAATCTGGAGTCTCGTATCCTATCTCTCCGGTTTCTGCATACCACTTTACCCATTCTTCATCTTTATATGGATTGAGATAGAGAATGTTGTCTGTTGAACCAAATCCGTACAGTTTCGTCTTTGTCGCTCCGTAGATCTGTCCATTCTCTGTAGATGAAAACATCTCTATCTGTAATTCACTTTCTTTCTCCCAGATAGCGTGGCTGATATCATACGTGAAAAAGTAATGTTTACCTTTGGCATTGCTCATTGAAACGTGATACTTGTTGAGGCATCCTCCGCCTACAGCATCGTAATAGAGTTGGTCGCGTCCAAACGCATCTGATATTCCTGTTGGAGTTGAACCGTCATAAGCGCATACGTCAGAAGCGCTCTTGTAAAATAAAGTCTCTCCGACTATAGCAAGTGATTTTGATGATCCAAGCTGTACACCGCGACAGTCGTTCTGTACGATCTGATATTCAGAAGGGTATGATCCATATACAGTAAATATCGCGTTCTCCTTGAAGAATACGGGATGATTGCGGTATGAAATGCAGCCCGTCCATTCGCCAGTGACACCTACATTGACGGCATATGAATCAGTGCTGATACTCTGATATGTGTACCAATTGCAAAAATCGGCTAGTTTACTGCAATATATCTCATTTATCATCTCGCCGTCCGCTGAGTATCCATAATGGCATCCCCATACGCGGTTCTTGTCAGTGCAAACATAGTCAAGCGCCGGAATGCGCCGTTCTAGTTTTAACTTCCAAGATGAGCTTGTAGTCTGTGTCTTTTCAACTGTCCCACTCATAATGCCTGTTACAACAATGTAATCGTCTGCGATTGTGACTATCTGTGATCCATTATTGATATCCGTTAATTCCGTATTCATAAATATGGTGTCGTACTGTTTGAATCTCTTTGTAAGCTGTGCTCCCGGTATCCGGATACGAATATATGTTGTTGCGACCGGCTGCCACATGCTTTTAGACTTGTACCATATGTTGAGCCCGCTGTCCTTACCCGTGTTTAGCCAGTAATCTCCATCTTTCGGAGAAGTAGGAGCGGTATCAGCTGCCGTAACACTGTCGAAGTCTTCTCCGTCCATCTCGCATATAGAATATGTTATCTCTACGTTCTCGCCTGTTTCGTATGACATAGCCATACGTCCAATTCCGTGATCATAGATGTTGATATATATTCCCAGGGGAAATATAAGGATGTATGCTCCAAACCTTAATAAGGTCTGTTGTGTGCTCTCTCCGGTATTGTCCATGTATCCGGATAGATCCGTCGTAATGTCTCCGTGTTTAAGTACGTCTCCATCAAGGACATATACAGTATTATTCGTATATACGATTCCTCTGATGTTGCTATATTCTTTCAGGAGTGCGCGTGTCTTGCGCGGTGCCATAAGTGGGAAGTAGTCAGATGTAAGATTCTCCATATCGAAGAACTCTCCACTGTTTGTGAGATAGTTGTGATTATATCCATACCATTTATCTATCATCGATCTTGTATTGCTGTCTTCTTCAAGTGTTGGATAATACATATCTCTCCTTACAGTCTCGAGTGGTTAAATAACATACCTTTTGTTTCCTTGGGTTTATAGTTGCGATTAAAATACTGCTGGTATGCAAGATAGATGTTGTTAAACTGTGTGCTCGCTATGTTGTATAGCTTTGTGTCTTTGGTTCCGTACTTGCTGCGCTGATCTATGTAGAACACATACATGTCATCGTATGGTGCCGGAACGAGAAGTTCTGTGTCCATATCAAATGAATCAATGTGGTCTGCAAGTGTTCCGGCAGGCTTTACAATGAGTGTTGATCCGCTAACGCTTATTCCAATGTTTGTCTCATCCTCAAGATCATGCTCGTGTGTGCTTATCACGTTCTCTATTACCATGCTCTCGAGTTTCTTGAGCCATTCGACTTTCTGGCTATCATCAATTTGAATATTAGGATTCTCGTTATTGAACTGTGCTATAACCTCTGCTGCAGTCATGTCTTACCTCCTTAAAAAAATATGAGGAGCAGGATAATCCCGCCCCTCATGTAGATCTTAGGCATTCTCGTGTGACTTAGAGGCTGCATCCTGTGAGTACTGTATAGCTTCGTCCTGCGCATCAAGGCTATTCATTATTACCTCTTTGATGGGAGCTGGTACTGTCGTGGTTTTGCCTCGCTGTACCTTATATGACCTGCCATTCACTGCCGCAAAAATATAATTCTGCTGATTCTTGCCCTCTTCTCGCTGAATGAACACTTCTTCCATCTTATCAAACGGATCCGTAGTGTCTATATCAGCCACTGGAGTATCGTCAACTACATCTTTTGCCTTTGCCATTTATATCCTCCTTAGTTTGCCACGTCGATCAGACTATCAGTCGCACATGACTCAACTCTGACTATTCTCTCCTGATAAAGGATCTTTGCAGCCTGGCATGCTTTCCAACCTACTGTAGATCTCTGCTCAAGAGGATCTGATGTTCCGCCTGTTCCAGCCATCTTTACTATCATCCTGAGACCTTCGTCATTAGGATCAATAATTCCATATGCTTCGGCTCCCATAACTATTGTTGCGTATACTGCAAGCACGTCTGATCCGTTTCCGTTATAAACTTTCATTGTCGGATCTTCTACAAAACGGATGTTATAGAGCTTACCGATCTCACCGTTATAGATGTTCTCGGGCGTTGCATACTTGTGAGCCTCTATCCAGCCTTCTGACTCCGTGAGGTCATATGCTACTGATGGATGAATGATCGCAATGTATGTGCCGTCTTTGAGTGGAGCAAGCTGTTTCTTAAGGAACACTGCTACTCTGTGGAAAAGCTGTGGTGTAACCTTATCTGTGGCTGTCAGTGCTGCTCTGCTCGTCTTGTCTCCGGCATAAAATACATTTGTTCCAGATACTACTTCATTTCTTACGATCGTATCAAGTGTATCTCCTGCCTGTGCTCCATGTTCCTCTGTGCATACAGAGATAACAGGGTCAATTGCTTCGCTCTGAAGTCTATCTGATACAGCTGTATAGTCTCCATACTGTTCGACGTCCTTACCGATGGACTGCATGTTGAGCTTGTTACCATCAGGTGTGACACCTTCGGTAAGTGGTGTGAGTGCCGGTTTGAATGAGTCAAATCGTCTCCACGTTACTCGTTTGCCATTTCCCTTGGGAAGCGGCTGCGTCTGTCCAAACTGTGTAAAGTAATGCTTCTTACGCTCGTTCTGGAGAAGCGATGTGTCATAAAATGTCTGCATTTCGGGAGAAAGATCGTTCCCGGTTGCAGCTGATGTCGTTTTATTAAGGTTTGTATTTACATCAAAAAGATACAAATTGATATTGTATTTCATATTCTTCCTCTTTCTTTTTACATAAACGTGATGCTCTCACCGCGTTTAGCACGTGCGATGTACTCCTTAATCTGACTTTCGGAAAGTTTGGAAGGATCTATCTTGCCAGTGTTCGCAGGCTGACCATTTGAAGTGCCGTTCTCTGTTGGACGTTTAATTCCACTCTGAATGGACTTGCTGATCTGCTCCTGTGTATGCTGCACTGCATATTTCATCGACCCTGCAAGAATCTGGTCTCTGTGTGTGGTCTCGTATGCCGTGCGGACTGCATCGGGGAATCCGTTATGCTGTAATGTCGCAAGGAGTCTGCCAAATCCGGGATCTGACAGTTCATGTTCAAGGTCGAAATCGGGATATGTCTGTTTAAGGGCTTCGCCCTGAGACTGTACAACGTCCCATTCATGCTGATCTGCAGTCTGTTCATTTCGCGCCGTAAGTGTCTGATTCTCAATCTCAAGCTGTCTCATATGCTTAAGATCTTCAATCTTCATGCCACGGTCAAATGCTTCCTGCTCATATGCCTTGTCATCATTAAGCATTGCGTTCTTCAGATCTTCTATCGGTATTGCCCCGTCTTTTCCGGGCTGTACGCCATATCTATGCGCCATCTCCTGAATAACCGGATTCATACTATCGATCCTGCTCTGCAAGTTCTGCTGGTTCCTAAATCTCTTCCCGATCGCGCCTTTAAGTGCTTTCTCGTAATCGGTTTTGTACTTTCCGGAAATAAGTGATTCAAAGGACTCATCGCTGTTATTATTTCCATCTGTTCCAGTTGCGGTCTGGTCTCCTGCTGCCACGGTAGTACTTGTATCTGTACTTGTGGTATCAGGTTCTGCTGTTGAAGTGACGGGCTCCGTGGTTACTGTCTCTCCTGCTCCTGCGTCTTCAAAAAGCTGGAGGTTTAATTTATAGGGCATATCTTTTCCTTTCTTTGCTCTGCGGTTGGTCGCGACCCTTGTTGTCTTAATAATGACATCTAAAATTTGTGATTCATAGGGCACCCATTTTTACATTCTCCGGATAACTGTCTGAAAGAGCTTTAAGCCCTGTAAATACAGTCCAGAACGTGTCTACTGCACGTATTCCTTCTCCGGTTATCTCTACATCTCCCGGCTCGATGTGTGTGGTATATTTATCTGTCACATCCTCAAGTCTTATGGCGAGTGTCTGCACCAGTATCGAAATAGCAGCACATACAACATCATGTCCTCTCTCGCCTTTTTTTACGTATTCTGCATGCCCTTTGACGTGTAGTTCAAATGCGTTCTCTGTAACCTTGTATGTAATATTTGTCATGTGCGCGGTCTCGTAGCGTTATTGGCGCGCTCTCTAGCGTTCTGTGTGACTGCGCTCTCATCTCCGCTAGTGCTTTTAGGTGTTGCCTGCTGCCCTGTAGCACTACCTGTCATGTCCAGATTGCCATTTATCATGTCGGATACTCCGTCTGCCATGTTTGTCTGTCCGCCAGACAACTTATCTACCATCTGTGCCATCTGTTGCATCTGCTTCATCATCTGTAGCATCTGTTGGTACATTCCACCATTTGACTGTATCTTATCTGTTACCTGTTCTTTACCCTTAAAGTCCATCATGTCTATGCACGCAAGTGCCTGATCGGACTGTTGGGGATTAAAGAAGCCCAGATTGTAGAACTGTATAGCAAGTTCGTTCTGCGACAGTCTTGTGTATGCAGATTCCTTTTCTGCCTTAACCTCAATGTCGAATACTGGGAGGCGATATCCCATGTCTATGCCATATTCATTACCAAGGTTCTCTGCCTGCAAGTTGCTATTCTCGTAGCTCATGAATTCTTTCTCTCCACGATCTCCTATTATCCGGAACTGACGTGGCATGTTGTAGAACTGTCTTATGAGCTCTATCACAAAGTCAACTACTTGCTTATGTGCCTCATATGACCCTGCTATCTGATCTCTTGATGTCTTGCCGGCTGACTCCTGTATAGCTGCTATAGCAGATGCCGCAGTAACTCCGGACTGTGTGCCGCCTGTTGTTGTATCGCGATTTCCTGCTGTCTCTTTCATCTCGGTTACTTTCTGATCGAGTAATGAGATGTAATTGCCGTTGATAAATGTTGGTGTCTGTATGGGCGCATAACTGTCTTCTCCCAGTCTGCTGTCTGTGTGGACTATGAGGTTGTTGGGATCCTTAAATTCCTCTTCATGCAGACCGCCTGTACTGCTCACGAGATATCTGGGAGTGGCTACATACTGAACGTTCTTTTCAAAGCAGTTGTTGTAGATGTCGATAGATGCCTGTGCATTCTTGCATACGTCTATAAATCCCAGTCCTACTGGAAGACCTGCTTCCGGAAAGAGAACATCAAAGACAAATGGATATTTGCCGTGATCGTAAAGCCCTCTCTCTGCCATTGATTGCCCTGTGGGTACATCTATAGTCTCTGTGATAGGATTTCCTGTCTCATCTGTAGCCGGATTGCCCATCTCATCAGTCACCGCCTGCTGCCGCTCGGCTGTAGGTATCTCGGTATCATTCTCTGTAGCATAAAGCACTACATCTCCAGTGAATTTAACGTACTGCAATGTCTTCTTGCCATTGACCAGCTTGTGATAGTACCAGTCGATCACAGTGCTCTTGCCGGATGTATCGATGTTGTCGTCAAATGTATACTTGGTTACTGTCGCTGCTCCTGCATCTCCGGATATATTTGGTGCAGCATCCGGATATTGCGCTTTAAGTACGTCCGTATTTACAAGTTCTACGCTAAACATGTTCTGACTGTCCTGAATGTTTTTTACTCCTGGTTCCCAGAACAGAGACAATATATCCATGCTCTTGATCGTGATGTCTCCTAGCCCGTTGAGTTTGCTCTTGTCCCAGAATATGCCGTATACTCCTGTGCCGTTCTTTAGCTTGTAATAGCTCTCGTCGGAATAAACGTTCTTATATCCGTTCTGTTCCATCACTACTGGGATTATGGATGTGAGCCTCTTCGCTTCCTCAACATCTCCTGCTTCCCTGGGAAGAATATCTGAGGACGGATAAGCGTCCATGTAGTCGGCATGCTTAGAGATGATCGTGTTAAACAGCCATCCTGATGCGGGCTTGGGGTCTTCTTTCGTCTCTTCCGTCTGCATCATCTCCCAATGACGCATCTTCCACCATTTCTCGTTCTTTACTATCTTGTTCTCAAGTGCTTTCTTGCCTCGTTTATACTTTTCGAGCGTCTCTCTTGCCTTATTGACCTGTTCTTTGCCTATTGGCTGTATGAGCTGCTGTGTGGGCTGCTGTGCTGTTGTATCAGTTATCATGTCTGACATATATATCCCTCCTCTTTGGTACCCGCTGATTCAGCGGATCATCTTCAAGTTTCATGTGTTTATTTGATATAGGTGGCTTTATCGGTCTTGCCATGCACATATATCTTGTTTCGTCGCTTATGTGGTCTTCCAGTGTTGTGTCAAGGTCTTCCACTTTTGTCTTGTCGTACATCATGAGCGGTATCGTCCGAATGAAACCCTTGCAGGTATTAAATACATACATCATCGGTATGCCGTTATCATCAAATGAAAATCTATAATGTACCTGCATCCATCCTGATATACGCTGATTGTCTCCAGGTTCAAAATATATCCCGTACTTCTGTGCTGTGTCTGCTATGCTGTCTCCTCTGTCTGTAGCAAAGATTGCCGGATCCGCAATGCCGTGTATCTTCTTGCCTTTTAGAAACGGATGCTGGTCTTCTATCTCACTGATCTTTTTGAACTGTTCGTTGGGAGTCCACTTAACACCCTCGTTTGGTTCTCCTGTACATCCGTATAATTCCAGTATCCGATAAATTATCCCGTCATGGTCAACTGCCCACCATGCGCAAGAGAACGGCTTGCTGTAGCCATAATCGTATGATCTGTATATTGTCCACTCGTGAGGTATGGGAAATGGATCTATGACGTTAGTCCATGTCCTGTCTATGTAGTGCTCCGGGTTATCGGTAAAATCTTCAAAGAACTGTCCTTCAAAGACATCCCACTCGCCGTATCGCCATGCTTTCTTTAACTTTGCCGGGAGTGAATCAAGTGTCTTGATGTAATTTGGGTCTTGATCCATCAACGCTTTGTTGTCTGTTACAAGAGCCTGTGTAAAGCTGTAGTCTTCTGGGTCTTCTCCGTCCTCATATTTGCGATCGATGAATATACGTTTTATGTATCCGTGTCCTTGCCCTCCGGGATTAAATGTCATATATACTCTTTTGGGAAATGAATTAGTGCCGCGGCAGCATGCTCTGATAGCTTTTAACTGATACTCGTTGAAGTTTGTTGCCTCATCGATGAAAATGAGATCGTATTCTGAACCTTGTAACCGCTCCAGATCGTCATCGTTGCGACAATACTGGAAATCTATAATGCTGTCATTGACAAACGTTAGCTCTTTTTCGGTCTTGTTGTATTTTGCAATGCCTCGCAGCATCGATCTTAGCTGAGTGATATGATTCTTTAGCAGTTCTGGATACGTCTGTCTCATTATCAGAATTCTCATGCTTGGGTAAGACGCTGCCATTATGATGGCTTTTGTACGTATTACCCAGCTCTTGCCGCCGCCTCTCGCTCCACCATATCCAACGATGCTGTGCGTGTCCTTTAATGCCTTCTCCTGTTTCTTTGATGGAGTGCCAAGATCAAGATTTGTCAATGCTTGTAGTCCTCCGTATTGTGTATTGTGATATTTATGCCCTTATCTTCGGTCTCTGCTCCAATGCCATATAATTCGGCGAGCTTATTCATCGCTGATATACGGTCTGACTGCTTCGCCTGTGTGCGTTTCCCTACTATATGTCCCTTCGAATCGTACATTTTTGTCGTATCCGCCTTTTTGCCCTCAGCTATATCCTTCAGCTGCGCAACGAGAAAAGCACGCACGGATGCCGCATTTTCGCCGGAAATTCGCTCTGATTCCTCTTTTAATTCAAAATACCTTGCCCTAATGTTGATGGATTTGAACAAAATACAAGCCTTACTATCGATCGTCCTGGGCTTCATCCCTTTAGTGCTAAACGCTGACTTATAGGCGTCTCGCTGGCTTTTGCCTTTGATCAATTCCTCGACAAATTTCTCCTGTTTTGTAGTTAGCATTTTGCATGCCCTTTATGCCCTGTTTTTATTATCTTTTCAAAAAAAATAAAATAATAGGGCACCCAATGCACAAAAAGAGCCCGACTTATTGCCGGGTTCTTCTCTATTTTCGTAATATTCAATATCTATTTCCCATCTTCCTTGAGAGTGATGTACAGAGGACAGTTCCAGTAAAATCCACGGCAGAAGTCTTCCTTGTACTCGTTTTTGTCGTGTTCATTCGCGTACGTGTTGATGGTATGGTCTCCGCAGACACCATCGCATTTTATCGCGATAGCTGATTCCTTTGTGTAATATGGACATTTTACATATACATCTTCTTTGTACTGTGTCATTCTCGCCTCTTTGTGCCTGCTGCCATTAAAGAAATATCAACTGTTATTATCGTTAACGTATATCTCTAACTGCAAAGTTCTGTCTGCTACGTTGTTTAGTCCGTTCTGGAGTTTCTCGATCTCCTGCTTATTGCTTTTGATGGCTTTGCAAATGCTCGCGCCTGCTGCCATAAGAGCTAATATCTCAATAGTTTTTCTAGCGTTCATTTTGCGCCTCTCTCAGTGACGTGCTCCAGCAGTCGCGGCACGTATTAGCATTGCAGGTGTAACCTTTAACGTGTGGTATTTTGTATAAATAATCTGCGCACGCTAGGGGAATATCATCATTGGTTCTTCGCGCATAATTGGGAAATTTTTTTTTGAAATCTTCAAGTATTGTCTTTTCTTCCGGATCAGGATTCTCGTCCGACCATTTCTGGACTGTATCTATTTTGTCTTTCATATCTGGTACATCGCAATGTCCGACGAATCCATTGAGTGTACATTCATCACATTCATTTTTAATGCACATTCTGTTATGCTCGTGTTCATAGTCCAAGCATTTACTGCAATCATATTTACTCATCTGTGCTCCTCTCCGAGCCATTTCTCTGTTGTGTTATAAATCTCCCATGCATCCAAAGTTTTTATATGACGGGGCATTTATACATTTGAATTTCTTTATCATGCATTTCCCATCTTCGATACGGAATATGCATTTATTGCATTTGAACATCGGCTCGTGCTGTTTATCCGTCTCTTCGCAGTCCATGCACCAGTTATGTGTAAATTCATCGAGGCATTCAATTGCCTTGTGCGTATCATCTTTATTGTTATGGGTATATGTTATTTCTGTCATTCTAGTCCTCCGGCTCACTTGTCATTTGCGTCTCCTTTATATTCCGGGCAATTTCGAAGTCTCTTGCGTTCGCGTACTCTTTCCGTTAAGTCGTCCAGTAAATCGCATTTATGTATCCATACGCCGTTTGAAAGCTGAATGCTTATTTCAAACGGGCATTCTTTACAGTTTCTAGGTGTCATTCGTTTCTCCTTAAACCGGAGCTGGCAGGGCTCCGGATCCGTGATATAAAATATGCATGCCGTATGTTATTTACAGTTGCTTGAAAGGATCACCTCCCTTCATCCACTCACTCTCCGGAAGACGTTCAAAGCCTGCTGCCATTTGAAGCTCTTCTTGCGCCTGCTGCCTTTGAAGCTCTTTCTTCCGGTCTAAATAATTCTTCCCAAAGATCTGCATAAAGTTCAGGTTCGGATATCGCTCTTCAAATGCTCTCTGCCCGATCTCGTGCATCAGCTGGTTGATCTCTTTGTTGCGCTGTATGGATTCCGTACTCGATTGATGGTGCTCGTGACAGAGGTAGACCTTAAGTCCATAGTGTTCAGATAAGCTTCTGTTCTTTCCTCCGAATATGTGGTGCTCTTCCAGCCCGGTGCGTCTGTCTTCATCGTTGTTCAGTAGCATGCACAGATAGCATTGCCCGTCTCTCTTGTCCTGCAATATTGATTTGCTCATGTCGTTTCCTGTTGCTTGACAGTCTGCGTGCGTTCAGAGATGATTCCTCTGTTCTTATACCGCATCGTATATTTGATGTTCTCGCCCAGTGTGATCCCGATAGAGTCTATATCTGCATCTATCAAGAGTGGGATGGCGGCTTTGAGGAAGTCTTTGGCTTTGTCATTCTCTTCTTTGGCAAATAAGATATCCAGTCCATCCTGTGCAGCCTCTGTTGTCTTTTTTATATATCTGGGCTCAGCGCCCTCTTCACACATGCATACGTTCTCTGATACATGATCATTTATCTGCTCCTGATCCCAGTCTGCCGGTACCTTTACCATTGCGCTCTGACCACAGTACTTGCATGTACCTGTAGTCTGTTTGATCTTCTGATCCATAATCCCTCCTGCTGCCTTTTAGGCTACTGTTTATCTGGCTTTGTGTATAATTCACTCGTTCCGTCTAAGACTGCCTGTTCCTCCGGATCGGTAATGAACATACCGAGTATCCCAAGGGCACTATATAATGCTTTGTATCTCTCTCCGGAATCATCGTTATAATGGCAATACCAGTCTTCCAGATCTCCATTTTCGACTGATCTATTGGCATAAAGTATCATCTGGACCGATAGCGGCAGTGCATTGTATCTCTTGAGATTGTCTTCTGCCATTTCGCTGTTGTCATCGTCATCATCGTCTGCTGCATCGAATATGTCCGCAGTATCTTCTATTTCGCGCAAATAGAATGTCTTTTTAAGGCATTCCCACGCCACAGCCGCAATGTCCATGTCATTCTTTGGATTCTCGTCTATTATCTCCAGCAAAAATGCTTTACGGTCTCTAGCCATCTTTTTAAGGATCTCTTCGATGTGCTTCTTGTTCTTGCCAACCTCTTCCCGTTTAATATCTTCCGGGGTCTTCTTTGGTTTCTCCTTCTTTGCGGTGCGCTTAATGATATTTACTGACGAATATTCTTTATACCAGAACCATCCGTCTCCGCCGGTGACTTTTGTGGGAAGTGGTTTATCAAAGTCATATCTTCTGACAGTCTCCCACTTAGTGCTCCAGCGGTCTTGTATATATTCCTTTGGCGCCGGTACTATGCCCACCTCTTCGAGTAAAGGTTTTAATGCGTTTACATAGTCTTGTACTTTCTCTTCGCGTACTGCACCTCTGATATCGTTCTGCAATTGGAATGATGAATTGGCATTCTCCAGCAGACCGTTCCGCGTTTTGATGTCTTTTACCTTCTCGAGCTGGTACATATCAGTTAATGACAGCTGAAAATAGGTCTCTTTGCTGTCTTCCTTGGGCTCCGCGAAGCGCTTTTTAAGTATCTTCTTGTCCAGCTTTGCCAGATTAAGCCTGTGATAGATAGTTGTCTCTGAGAAGCCGGTCTTTGCCTTGATCGTGTCTACCGTCTCACCAAGGTCGAGCATCATCTGAAAGCCTTCTGCCTGCTCCGGTATGGTAAGATCTGCACGCTGCATATTTTCCTCGAGCATCGTTGTAATCTGCTCGTTATGACTCATCCCGAACACTACATGGCAAGGCACTTCAAGCACTCCTGCTGCCTTTGCCGCCGCAAGACGGCGGTGCCCTATGAGGACTGTGTATTCCGTGTCAGCGTTGATCTGTGTCTTCGTGATGCCCTCTTCCTTGGGTATAACGGTGAGGTTCTGCATGATGCCATTCTTCTTGATCGACTCTGCAAGCTCTGATACGTCCCCTACGTCCTTACGCGGATTATCCGGATGTGGTGATATCTTATATACTGGTATGTTTATTGTGATCATATAGTCTCCTTTCAGACTCTTATCATCTTTCCAACTTCATTGTTGAATACTGATTTCCCTAAGCTCACTGCATATGTGATCTCTGACTGCATTCCCGATGATATATATCCCTGGTAAGGAAAATACCACAGTTCATCTGCCATGCGGATAAGCTCATAGGCAAATGCCATGCCTTTATGCCGTGCCCAGTCTGACTCTTCTGTCAATCCGTCCTGGAGCATACGCGCATAGAACAGATGCGATGCGAGCGGCATCTTCCCATTCTCCGCTATAAGCAGAGATATCCTCTCGGCACGTATCAGGTTAGTGAGACTGTCCTGTTTCTTGTTGCTGCCGTCCAATGTGAATGTCCTATATGGACTGCATACATATATCTTCTTGATGTCTTCCATGTTTTCCTTTCTCAAAGTCCAATTTATTGTACTTTGAATTCTCAAGTCTGCTATTTCTCTAGCTTCGCGAGTTCTCCCTCTATCCAGTGGCGGTATTCGTTCGGTTTTTTATACTCGGCGGATAAAAAGCTGTTCAGGCTACTGTTCATCACGCTTTGCCACATTTCGGCGTGGCTCACATCTTCGCCTTTTGCATTTTTCCAATCCCTTAAAGCCCACTTTTCTATCCATTTTCCGTTTATCGCAGCAGATATATAACTCGAATCCGTGTAAACCCGCATGTCCGTTAGGCTTGTGAGCCTTTTACATGCTTCCGAAATGAGATACAGGTCTGCTTCATCTTTTCTCATCCCTGACACATCAAGGATGTTCGTCAGCGTCACCGATCCTTTCTCTGTGGGCAGTTCCAGCACGTATATCCCGATTCCGCTCTCTTTTCCGGTTTTCCTTATCTCCTCGTACAGGTTCACCTCTGATATATGAGCAGGAGAAATATTCGTATCCATCTCCATTTACTCCTTCCGTTACTGTTTCCTTTTCCAGTAGATATCCTTTGGTCTCATCATTGTCAGGTGCTTCCCGGCTAAAAGTGGCAGCTCCTATCACCCGTGTCTTGATGATCGGCGGGACTAGATTTCTTGAGCTGTACCACCTTTTGCCGATTTCTTGCCCTAATGTCTCTTCCGTACGGTCTGAATACTTGATGAAATACTCCGCGACCTTACGGTATTGTCCTCCGGACGTCAGAGGATCTACATGTATCCCTCCGTGATCCCACGCAGCAGCTATATATCCGGTATCGATCTTCGAACACATCATGTGGATATGTTTACTGCCTCTGGATCCTATCTCTTTTACATAAATAAACTTGAACTGTATATTGTCATGTTTCAGCTGATCTCTTATCTTCCGTATTGCCTTAGTGATACATCCCTGCATCCCGGAGACATCTATGTCAGGTTCATTCCCAAAGTCCAACCGGACTAGGTAATCTCCATCGTGGAAGTTGGCATTCATCTTCCACCGGAGTGTCCTCTCCGCCTGACGGCTGTTTATCTTTTTCTGCCTGTCAGATGTCAGCTTCACTTTTGCAGATCTGAGACCATGATTGCCAGGACTCGGATGTCTGAATGAGTGATACTTAAATATCTCAAGGATGTCACCGGCTATACATATCTTTTCTATGTATGCCATTAGCGTTTCGTCGTAGCGATAATTACTTTGAGTTGCAATTCATGGAGTCTTAGCTCCATGTCTTAACCACTAGATATTGACCTTTTACCGCTCGCGTGCTACTATATGTATGTCGAGCATATAGTAAACGCGAGTGGCTTTCCGGAGTGATCCGGAAGGTCATTTTTTATCTATCTAAGATCGAGGCAACTTCCGACGTAGTGACCCCCATTTCATCAGCAATCCATTCGTCTGAGCGTCCAGCATAGCTAAGTGCCAAGACCTTGCCTATATCAATGCCGCCCTCATAACTTGGCTCTGCATACCCTGTACCAACGTTCTTTTCGATACCGATGATCTTCTTGGCTTTCTGCGGCTTCTTATGCGCTGCTACGGCTTTCTTCTCGACTTTCTTCTCTTCTTTCTTTTCTTCCTTCTTTATCTCTGGCTTCTTGTTATCCGGATAAATGCCATCCATGATCTCTAACATGCACTTCTCACACAGATGCATCTTCTCTTGATTATCCAGTGCGTTCTTATAATCGCCGTCATCGTTCCGCACCAGTGCTCTGATCTGATATACATGGTTCCTGATTTCTTCCCCACATCTGTCGCAAACATAAACCTGCTTAATCATTCCTTATCTGTCCTTTCCATAGCAAAAATAGTGATCTCCGTACTTATAAGCTCTCTCTCCGGATGGGTTATATCCTCCGGCTGTAAAATACATGATGTCCGGATCCGTCCTGTCTCTAATCTCAAGCTCAACGGCTGCATAGTCGCTTCCGGTGACTGTCTTCTCGGCTTTCTCAAGTGCGCCGTCAGTTGTCGTCGAAAACTGATTCCTCTGAAATACAACGTCTGATACTGTGTCCGGGAAATCTCCCGAATCGATACGGTTAAGTATCACAGCTGCTACAAGGCGCTTACCCTTAAGGTCTTGGTTGCCCGCCTCTGCGTGTACTACACGCGCCGCGAGTTCGATGTCGCTAAGTGAGTACCCATCCATCGGATCCGGTGCACTCAGTTCTGTAGTGTCGGTGATCTCTAGCTCTTCCGTAGATTCCTCCGTACTTTCTTTCGGTGCGATTGTCTCTGTCACATACTCAACTTCCGGCGGTTCTGGTGCTCTTCCCGATGGAGTGACTGATATCTCTATCAATGATGCCGCTATGACCGCTATACAGGCGGCGCACAGGACGTAGTACGTTGCTTTTCTCATAGACCCGTCCTCGCTTTGAGTTCTTCTAAAAGTAATGACAATTCATCAATCTTGTCCTTTAGCAAAGGTTTATCTATGTTGCCGTGTGCGTCGAAAGCTTCAATGATATTTCCGCCGCACGTGCCTATGTTGTTGACGATCATGAGTATTTGGCATATTCCCATTTTCTCAGGGTCAGTAGCAGCCAACATTACGAGTTGTGCCTGTATATAGTCACTAAGGTTGATCGTCGCTTCGTCCATATTCTCATTCATGTCAGCACCCCGATATGCACGTCTGTGCATTTGTCATGGTGACCTCGCTGCTTAATGCGAGTGGTAAGCTGTACTTTTCGATGATGTCTCTGACCGACTCCATGTCCTTGCGCTTGATCGCCTTATAATTGACGACCCCAAACTGTCTATGTAATTCCTCGTAGATGTCTCTAAATACACGACTTCTAAGTGCTCTGTCCTTATACGCTTCGGTATTCTTGCCGCCGACAGCCATTACTACCTTGGCTCTGACTTCCTTGGTGATCTCGTCGAGCTCGACAGGATACATTGGCTGCTCCTGCTTGAATGTGTCGAGGTCGGTCTTGACTGATTCAATCCGCCCGTCTATCTCGCCAATAGCTTCATTCAGGAGCTTGATGTTCTGTGTTGCTGTGATGGTCTTAGGATTGACGTATCCGCTATTGATGGTGTCTTCCATGTCGTGGAAGCGGTTAATGTACTTAGCCGTGAAAGCCGTTCCCTTTACTCCGGTTAGCTTGTGAGCGATGAATTCGCATCCTTTTTCAGTGACGTTGTAGCAAGGTCTTTCTTGTTTATTTGCATCTTTATAGGTGCCTTCAATGAAAAAGTCGCCCAGCCCAATCTTGGTCTCGGCTAATTGGCTAGCGTATCTGCGGATATCCGTAAGTAAATGTCTGTGATCTTTTTCAACCATCTCTGCAACTTCCATGCTTGTTATTGTTTTCTGTGCTATAATGTTCATTGTGTTATAAATCCTTTCTGCGGCTTTGCCGCGTGCCTCTTGAGTGCTATCAAGAGGCTTTTTTATGTTATACGTTCCTCTTCCGGTACTCTCAGATGATCCATAAGTATCCAAACCTCATTCATGGTCATGTTCTGTGGATTGCTTATCTTGTAATAGAACGTTCTCCGGCACCATCCTTCTTTTCTCACTATCGCGTCCCGATCAGCGCCGCGCAGTATCATGTACTTTGCTATCACTGCTTTAAGTTCGATGTTCTTCTTGTCATTTCCGAAGTATGTACGTGCCATGGTGTCCTCCTTCCTATATCTTGTTTTTTCTTACTTCCCTTCTATTACGGTAATGATCCATATCCTCCAAAAGGATAATTTAATTGCGTTTAGGCTTGAGGCGGATTCTATAACCTTTTGCACTGTCGATGTCTTCGTTGGTGATGGTTGCGATTGTTTTAGGGTTCGCTTCATCTGTTTCAACAACTATCCTGGTATACTCCCCGCTTAAGATATTCAATTTTCCGTTCATTTCTCTCCTTCCTGCTTGATATAAGTCATCTGATTTTGTATAATCTCCATATATTTTGGAGGTAATAAAATGTCTGTATTTGATTCTGATTTTCCACATTTGGATATTCATGAACCTGATTTGCCGGAATATGATTACAGTGATACCGCTCTTAAGGATTTGGCTGATGATATAAATGCTTCTCAAAAAGAAACCGAAAAACAGCTTCATATTCTTATTGAAGAAAATCGAAAATCAGAAAGAGAAAGCAAGCGATTCTTACTCGCAACTCTTATTGTTGGAATCCTCACTCTTGTCGCTACAGTCATAGGCATTCTCGTATAGTTTTTTTAATATCGTGTTTTGATATTTTGCACTTTCTACCAAGAAGTCCAGTTGACTTCTTATCTTGTTGAATGATCTGTCAAGCTGCTCGACTGATTCGTTTCCTTTTTCTCCGTTCATTTCTCTCCTTCCTAATCCTCAACGATCGGTTCATCTGATGAGAGTATCTGTACATCACATCCAAGTCCTTCGCTGTAGCGGTCATCGATATACTCCTCAACGTCTTCCTTCGTGATATAGTCACGCCCGCTGTTCTCTTTGATGTCTGATTCCTTGATCTGGACTCCTATAGTGACTTTTACGTTTATCATTTCTCTCCTTCCTGCTGCCATTTGCTAGTTCTTAGCTAGCGTTTCAGGTATAAAAATATCGTTCATGGTACATTTATAGACATCGCAGATTTTAAGAAGTTGAGGTGTCCGTGGAAACGTCCTCTCGGCTTCCCAGCTTGCAAGCGTTACTGGATTAACTCCAATTTGCTCTGCTGCTTCGGTCTGCTTAAGTCCGGCGTTAACTCTCGCCGCTTTAATCGTGACTTTCATGTTGCCCTCCTTTCTTAACCTCAAAAACAATATACTAGTTTATAGCTAGCATGTCAAGTTAAAATTAGTATTTTCTTATAAAATCTTGATTTTTACTCGGTTTACTTATATTATAAATATATGAAAGCGAGGGCAAAATTATGGCAGATATGGAGCTACGTGAAATGTTCGCTGCAAATTTGAAGCGTCAATTAAAAGCTCATGATAAGTCGCAGGCTGACCTTGCTCGTTATTTAGGAGTCAGCACCGCTACTACTGCGAATTGGTGTTCTGGAAAAATAATGCCACGCGTTGATAAAATACAGTCTATATGTAACTGGCTATTTATTGAGAAATCAGATTTACTTGATGGGCAGGTCGTTGATGCTCCGGTTCCTTCTCGTGGTGTCAAGATTCCAGTCCTTGGACGTGTAGCCGCAGGAATACCGATCGAGGCTATCGAAAATATCATTGATACAGAAGAGATCACCGCTGAGATGGCTCGCAGGGGCGAGTATTTTGGTCTTAAGGTAAAAGGCACATCTATGCAGCCTGTCAT